TATTCTACATTGATCCAGGGAGTCAGACGCCACAGTTCGCCTAATACTTTAGGAAAACTATATTGTTCGTTGATACGTTGCCAACGACTGAATCTATCTAATCTATCGCTGTCGCGAAATCCTTCTACTGCAAGTGCTTGTATGCCATAATGAAAATCTACACTGGTGTGGCGACCGATAAACCATTCTGTCCAAAAATATCCATCTGGTATCTTATCAGTATCATTAGGGGTTAGCCATTGTTTGCTAGCACCACGACTCATCATGCGTATGTTGGTTATAGGGCGAACAATATACCAGTTGGGTTTAGGTACTGGTATGCCAGCTGGTCCTGCTGAGTATCCGTTTTTACATGCTAGAATCAATTTGTCATAGATCCAAAGGTATTCTGTAGGACATGTTGCCCACACATCTTTGTCATCTATGTACATGTTATCTGGGTTATGCCCAAGGACGGCCAACGACTAATGTGCTGGTTGTTCCCACGGTACTGGTATTGCTGGTATACTTGTCTGCTAGTAAATTTACGTTATAGGTATTACGACTTCTATAAAAAGTAGAACTAGTATCACCGCCTGCTTGTTTGCGTAACTGTGCCAGGCCTAACTTGGCAATTTGTCTTGCTGCTTTTGTAGTAGAAGTTGATGAAATAGTGTTACTACTGTAAATTGTGGTGGAAGTAGTAATGCCATAAGATCCCAATGTACCACTGGCCAATGCTGTAGAAGTTGTGGAAGGATTTACTATGTAAAATTGCATAGTAGATGTGCTAACACCTTCTAAGACATTCACCAATGTTTTAAGTTGTGCTACAGTTGTTGATGTGGTAGCGGTGGTAGACAACTTTGTAGCACTGTTGAGGAAACTTTGAACTAGGATAGGCATAGTCAATATTTACCGTAGTTTAATAACTGCCAGTTAAGGCCGCACGTTTCCAGGTGTTAGTTGCTGTGCAGATGTAGATATAGTTTGCATCAAAACTAATTTGCCCAGCAGTACCAGTAGCGGTTGCTGTTTTAGTACCGTTAGGAACAATCCCTGTTAAGGTATATAATTCAGTAAAGTTTGCATTTGCTTTTGTAAATGCCGATCTTATATTGTCGCCATTGCCTGCATTTGCACTGGATCCAGTATTGATATATTGAATAGCCATTATTTAATCCCTGTCATTTTTAATAGATACTAACCTACTTAAATAGTTGTTCACACTGATATTTAGTTTAAATCAGTGATATAAAAATAGATATCTTTTGACTTTTTTAACATTTTATGTTAAAATAAATACTTTGCAATAACTAACCGGGTGATAAAATTTCAACTTTAATGCTTAACGCAGACGGATCTCCTATATCCTATCTGCCATTATCAATAATTTCTTGGCAAGACTCTATAAAATACATGGTTCTTGAGAAAGCCACCGTCTTGGAATTTTATGAAGATTGGGTTGTACATAGCGCAAATTGGGAAACAAACGTTCCTAGCGTTATGATTTTACGTGAATACGAAAAAAGAAAAACAGGAGTACGATTTTCAAAACACAATGTATTCCTTCGTGATAGATATATTTGTCAATATTGTGGTGATGATGTTAGCCGTAAAACTGCTACATTAGATCACGTTCTGCCAGTCAGCCACGGAGGGAAAACTATTTTTGAAAATACCGTTTGTGCCTGTGCGGATTGTAATTCAAATAAAGGTAATAATAAGAAAATTATTCCTAAATCAAAACCGTACAAACCAACATATTTCCAATTAGTTGATAGACGTAAAAAACTAAAATGGGATTTACAACATCCCAGTTGGGCTAATTATCTAGAATAACAATATTGTTATTTTGTACGATATATTATACGACCTTTAGTTAGGTCGTATGGACTCATTTCTAGTTTGACTTGATCCCCTTGCAGGATCTGAATTTTATTCTGACGCATCTTTCCGGAAATATGGCCTAAAATAATTGCGCCTTGTTCCAACTTTACTCTAAACATTGCGTTTGGTAAAATTTCCTCAACATACCCATCAATGGTAATCATATCTTCTTTCATGCTTAAACTTTTTCTCCTTTTAAACCTTTAACTACTAACTCTTTAGCACGTTTATCTAATAACTCTGATTCAGCCATAAGCATAATCTCGCTCATTAAAATTAAAAATGCTTGAACGGATTCTTTTCCTGATTCAGTAAAATGATTATATTTTGATCCTATTCCACTATTATAATAATGTTCTGAATTATTCATCAATTCCATAATTCCACCATACAATAAATCTTTTATTGAAGATTTTTTCATATTATATCTTTTCACCTACTTTAAATCCACGAAAACTTAGAAATCTTGGAAATCTAAGACTGTATGTTCCATCTTGATTTTGTGTAACAGCATCTGCTCTTACTTCAACAATTTGACCAGGTAAACTATCACGACTACTCCAAAAATCAGTTCGAGCATCATCAGTAAAGCCACTACCGACATTGACAACAATCGTTTTTCCGTCGTCCACTCCGGAGCAGACCAATGCGCCCAACTTGCCTGCATTCTTGCCTGTACCTTCTTCAACATTAGTAACCTCCAAACTTACTTCGATAAATGGCTTTTGTTTTAGCCAACTTACTGATCTTTTAGATTCGTAGATTGCATCTACATCCTTGATCATAATGCCTTCAAAGCCTGCTTCAATAGCATCCTTGTTATATTGTTTAAATTCAAGCTCTCCAACATAACTATTTAGATCAACTTCTTTCTGTGGAATAATATCAATACTACCAAGTTTGTCAAATACAGGTTTCATTGAACGGATTAGATTACTTCGTCGTTTTTGCCCAAGAACACTTTTTCCTTTTTGGAATTCACTTAATGGTAAAATATCAAATAACATAAGACGAGCATCGTTGCTCTGTACATCACTTTTACGATGTACTTGTTTCATTAGTGCTTGGAAACTAGAACTAACCATTTCGCCATCTAGCACAATACTACGTTCAAACAATTCAATGTTGGCTTCAATTGCTTTGGTAATGTGACTAAAATTTTCTAGTTCTTTGCCATTACGTGTGTACATTGATGCAGTTTTATTTTCTGCATTAATTATAGTGACTACACGAACTCCGTCAAGTTTTGGCTCGAGTAGTTTCTTACCTGTGATTTTCTTTTCGTGGTTAGCACCATCATGCGCCAACATGCACTCAAACACTGGTACGGCGTTCTTTTTAACTTTGTTAATTGTTTTTTCGCTAACACCGCATCGGAGATCTTTGATAAGGATTCGACGATACCAATCATTCCATTGACGTTGTGTACTTGCACTCAATGCAAGTTCGATAGCATCGCGGGCATCATGTCCTGTAAGTTGTCTAGTGTACAACAAATGACATAGTTCTTTAAACGCTTCCCAAGGAAGACCCTGCCCATTTGGGCCTCCGTGAGTGGGAACTTTCTTAACACCAAACGTGTAGAGATTGTCCAAGGCCATACGCATACCTTCAAACAATTCCACGTTGTCAATTTCTGCTTCTAATATTGCTTCTTTGTTTAGGCGACTAGGATGGTCTTCCAAACTGGAAATAACTCGGTAACAATCAGTCATATTAATGAACGGGTTGGATGAACATACAACAATTATACAACCATTTCAGCAAGGTGTCAAGTGATTTTTACCAAGTTAAACGCTAAAACTTGAGCCACATCCGCAGGTACTAGTTGCCCCGGGATTTTGGATAACAAAACTGGATCCATTTAAATCTTCTTTATAATCAATGGTAGAACCTGTTAGATATTGCATACTCATTGCATCTATTAACACAGTTAGGCCGGGCCTGTTAATTAAAAAATCATCTTCATTTTGTTCTTCATCAAAAGTGAATCCATATTGAAATCCACTACATCCACCACCTTGTACAAATGTGCGTAGTTTTAATGTTGGGTTGTTTTCTTCTGCTAATAGATCAGTAATTTTTAATATTGCAGAATCAGTGATGTTTATTTGTTCCATGCTAATATTTATCAGATAAATAGGTTAGAAGATAATTAAAAAGAGGAATTATATGGCATATAGTGCAAAAGTTTTAGATCATTTTGAGAATCCACGAAATGTGGGATCATTTGATAAAAGTGATCCCACAGTTGGTACTGGACTCACCGGAGCACCGGCGTGCGGAGATGTGATGAAGTTGCAGATCAAGGTTGATCCAGAAACTAATATTATCACAGATGCAGTCTTCAAGACATATGGTTGTGGATCTGCTCTGGCGTCGTCTTCGTTAGTAACTGAATGGATTAAAGGATTAACGCTCGACGAAGCAGCAAACATTAAAAATTCGCAAATCGCAAAGGAGTTGGCGCTTCCGCCTGTAAAATCCATTGCTCTATATTAGCAGAAGATAGCGTAAAGGCTGCTATTGCCGACTATAAATCAAAACAAGTTGGCTCCTAATATAGGGTGTAAAGCCCAATAAATACCCCCTAAGCGATTTACAAGCGTTTATAAAAACATTATGATTTCGTTAACCGACACAGCGTCTAAAAAAATAAAACAACAGTTAACCAAACGTGGCAAGGGTGTAGGTATTCGTATTGGCGTAAAAACTACCGGTTGTTCTGGATTAGCCTACACTATGGAATATGTAGATGAATATACTGCCGAAGTTGGTGTTACTAACTATGCCCAAAAAGACTTTGTGGTATTAGTAGATGCTAAAAGTCTAGTGTATCTAAATGGATTAACAATGGATTGGGTTCGAAATGGACTCAATGAAGGATTTGATTTTATTAATCCTAACGAACGTGATCGCTGTGGGTGTGGTTCTAGCTTCCGTATTTAAAATCCTAACGAACAATAAATTATAGTATATTTCAAAAAACGGATTAGTTAGATTTAATCGAGATACAGTAAGGTATGAATGGTGTGGAGAAAGTTTTAGGGTTTAACTATAATCTTTAACTGTTCCGCCTTTTAGCTCGCTTTTACGTTTCTTACCTTTAAGTTGAACTCCTGATCCTTTAACGCCTTGTTTGCCTGTTCCGTCAGTATGATCACTATCATGCTTCAACATACCGCTACCAACGCATTGGCTATAACGAACATTGCTTAACCGACTGTGCCCAATCGAGCATTGACTAGATGTAGGAGCAGCTAGTTTTTTTTCTAAAAGATCGTTGATTTTCATTAGCAGTTCCACTTACGTAATGCCAAGGCNTTGCGAGTAGGTTTGCCGTTGGGCTTTTTCATAGGNCCNTTGTTGCCGCCCATTCTTGCACAGAAACTTTTACGGCGTTTGGCNGCTTTTGATCCTGGTTTCAACTTGCTTGGTTTGGTAGTCACTGCCATTTGCAGTTTAGATCCGGGATTTTCTCTGCGGTAGCTAGCAACACCTTTGGCATTGAGTCCGCCTTTTTTGCTCTTGCCAGCTGAACGTTTCCATGCAGCCGATTCGTCTAGTAGTTCTGAATCATGCACTGATTCAAAGTCTTCCCATATTGTTTCTGCATCGACACCGTGTGCTTGTGCTAGACTTTCAACCATTTCTTCAATGATATCAAATTGTTCGTCTGGGGTTAAGACTTCCGCCACACCTTGCTCTTCTAATTTTGGAACAATATCGTAAACTATAGGAACACCGTATTTCTTTAACAAATTGCCGTAGTGTTCTCCTGCTTTATCGCCTTCCCATCCAGTAGGGGCATGCATTGCAGTGACAAATCCCTTTAATGGAATCTTTTGTCTAGTGCGTTCTTCACTCTCCCCGCCACCAGTGGCTCGTGGTCCGCCTATTGTGTCTGAGTGATTGTACGGCTCAAGTTTAATAC